CGTCTTCTTCAGTCATGCTTTACCCCTTGCTCGTATTTCATTTGCTACTCCAGTTCTAGGCATGCCATTGCTGTTCCAATTCTCAGCAATATCGGCACATGCCGCACGCTCTTCAAGTGCGCCTGATTCGTAAATCTTTTTAAGCGCTGCCATGAAAGTTGTATCAGTAAATTGAATAAGAGCACCGTCAAATAAAACGGTGCCGCCTAAACTTTCAACTAAACCTATTACGTCTTTGTTCATAGTGGCCTCCAAACGTAAAGATCCATCAACACAACAATGAGTCCTAACAAAAACAAAACCCTTTCAAACTTTTCCCAACGTGTCATCATTTGACCTCCTGATACGTATTGCCGATTTTGTAATCACTGACCATGGGCACATCCATCGTTAATGCATTGCACATAGACCATGTTAGGCATTCAGCCTCACGCACCACATGCTCTTCCGGAGCTGAGATAACCAGCTCATCATGCACGCTAAGCAGAAGCCTACTACCCTGACGTTTGCTTTGGTACAACAGCATGGCAGCCTTGGCCTGATCAGCCGCGGAGCCTTGAATCAAAAGGTTAACCCCTTTGTAATCAAACTCACGGAGTCGGCCATTGATAATCTTAGGTGGCTCCATCTTGATGAGACGCCCGCCAATGGTTTTCAATGGTTGGTTTAATTTATACCTTGTCCGCATGGTTGATTGCATCGTCTTGAGGCCCGGAGCCACGGCGGTAGTATATGCATCCATCAATGTCTTTGCCATTTCATAATCTACCTCCAGCATTTCACTGATTTTCTTAGGCCCAGCGCCGTAGAGAATAGCAAATGATACGCCTTTTGAGTAAGTCCTTGACACCTCACGGCCACTGGCCTCAGTCATCATCTTAGCAGCGTAGGTATGCAGATCAGCACGAGCATCGGCTTGATATTGCTTCATCAAATCACCGCCTTCAAAGTGCGCAAAGATACGCAACTCCTGAGCGTTAAAGTCACATGCAATTAGCTTATGCCCTTCATCGGCTAGGATGAAGCTGCGGATGAGCGGGAGGGGTGCAACTTCCAAAGCAGGGGGGAGGGTAACTTTCGGATAACGGACAGGCGCATTTTGAAAGTTGGGTGTTGAGGAGAGTCGGCCGGTTCGTGTACCCCCACGTTCACCTCGTACACTGTTCCAGTTGGTGTAGATTCGACCTGTAGATGCAGAAGCTTGTAACCAGGGCTCAATGAAAGTTGACAAACATGTTGATAGGTTGGCTCTATATCTAAGGACATCTTTTAACTCCGCGTGTGTGATTAGTTCTTCAAATGTTTCTTTATCGGCTCTAGGCTGGCCCTTATCCGTGGTAGGCCACCCATTATCTTTCAACCAGTATTCTGTGGGATAAATACTATTGACCAGCTCTTTATCGCTGTCAAGATTCAACTCAGGAGAACCTAACAATGCGCGAACCCAAACATTACACTTTTCAATATCTATTACTGCTTGCTCTTTTGCTTTTTGCAAACCAACTCGATCAACCCTTACACCTAACCGGGAGTTTTCAAGTAACATTGGAATCAAAGCCACCTCACGGTGGTAAGCCTCCTGCTGCGCGGGTAAAACCTGCTCGATGAGATACTCGTAAAGCTTGCTTGTAAGCCGCACGTCAGCTGCGGCGTATTTGCCTACCAATTCCACGGGGCCACGGGAGATGTATGCACCCCATGTAGACTTTTTACGTCGTGCCTCATCCACATTAGCAAGGATCCATTCTTTTAGCTCATCCCTTTCATTAGGCGTATCCAAGCTCCAAGTGACAACCAAGTCTTTCAAAGATAATGATTGCACATGAGGATCATGGAGAAAAGCAAGTATGAGAGTGTCATGTATGATTGTGGTGTCCTGAGGAATGGGTATATCCAAATGTGTCTCAGCAACATCAAGGTCAAACATAGCGTTATGAAAACATATGTCGCGTCCACTATCATAGATCATCTCCATCATAGCTTTAACAGCCGCTTGCGTTGTGTTATTGCCTGTGAGGTGGCCAAAGGCGTGGTAGCCGTCTGGGTATTCACCTTCAGGGTCGTAGACGGCCAAGCCAACTGGCACCGGAGGATACTCCGGCCGTGGGCCAATAGCCATTGTTTCAAAATCAAGATAAACAGGTTTCATAAAGAGGTGGGGGTACTCACCGCTCGTCCGCAAGCTTGAAGGGCTTACGCAGCTTTCCCCCCGAATCCTTAGTACTTTGGATTGCCATCCACAGCTACGGCAGCATCAACTTCTTCGTTGACAGCACCGGCTGAGTCAATTGCCTTTTGCACTTCGGTCTTGGCACGCTCAATCAATGCGCCAATGACAGCGTTATCCTCAATAGCCTTGACCATGTTGAAGACTACCTTAAACTGTGTCTTGGCATCTGGTGCAACAGCAACTTCACTGATTACACCAAGCGGTGGACGCTTCAACGTAGCAGCAAGTGTTTGCGCGTATGTTGCGTAGTTCTTTAAACTGGTAACAGGCGGACGCAGTGCAGCAACTTCAGCAGCCTTGACAGCATCAACACTGCCAATGCTATCAGCAGGGATCAGCAATAGGCGACGTGTTTCACGGCAAGCTTTACCCTTACCGCCATTAGCTGCGGAGCCCCACTCATTCTTAGGACAGCCTTCGCAGGTTGCGTGCTGAACTGCAGGTGATGCGGATGATGGAGCCATGCCTGTTGCCGTAGCGCTGATGGCAAAGCAATCAGGGCCTGTGACCTTGGTAGGATCATAACGGCTGCTGTAGTAGAGACGCTCAATGGGAGCTGCCAATACGACGCAGGCCAGCTTGTTGCCAGTGATCACATCACCGCGGTATGTGAGGTTACCCCCCTTGGTGGAAAGAAATGCAGTGGCGAGGCTGCTTTGCTCGGCCTTCACCGATTCAATGGCCAATGCGGCGAGCTGGTCTTCAAATAAAGCCAGTTGTGTAGTAGTCTTAGACATACAATTCCTTAAAGTTGAACAAGAGATTATTTACGACGAACGGTAAGTTCCCAGACCTCAGATGCTTCGGTCCCGGGGATGGCCTCACCAGCTTCCCACCGCTCACGGAAGGCTGTTGAGGAAAGCTGCTTATGCAGCAATTCGAATTGGCTTGTCTGCGCGACATAGCCGTAAAAAGCTTGCCAATCTTTGATGGCAGGGTGCTTGGTCATTTTCATAGAGCATGATGCTTTATCGGATGCAGCTTGGCTAATGCCGGCATCAGACATAAGGGCCATGATGTCACCTTCAAGGCGACCGAGCTTGGCCGTCATGTCTTTGATTTTAGATGAGAGCTCTTCACGCTCGTTCTTGGTTGCGACATAATCGTCGATCAATTCTTTAATGTTCATGGCTTTGCTTTCTGTTGTTCTGTTTGAATGATGGCCAACATCATGGCCTCGGGGGCTTGCCAACCCATAGGTTTGACAACATCGTATTGTGAGCCACGCAACGACCTAATGTAGTCATTGGCGGGTTCTTTGTTCATGTTGGCTTCGTGTACCACATTAAAAAGCTGGTCAAAAGGCAGTCCCATAGCATGGCTGCAACCCATGGTGACGTAGACAAGATCGACCAAAGCATCAGCAGCATCAACAAGGCTATTCTCCTCGCAAGCACGAAGGTATTCACTAAGCTCTTCCATGATGAAGCGAGCAAAGTAACTGGCCTGCTCAGATGAAAGCAGGGTAGGTGTGGTGGAGATTGGCAACCCCATCTTGCGACGGAAGGCCAGTACTTTTTCTGAATTAGTCATATGCATAATCATTTGATGTTGTAGCGCGGGCTGCGCATTCTTTTGACATGTGCGCCTCATACGCATTGCGGTTGGCTGGATTAAGCGTTGCTGTAATGTCTTCACCATCCATCAAAACGCAGTAGTCAAAACCTCTATGCGTAGGGGTATACATAACAACAATGTCGCGTTCAATATCACCATCACCCCACTCGGCTTGCCAGTTGTCTAAGCCATAGTGGTCCAAGGAGTATTTGTATTCATGTGGCATGGTAGGCTTTGGTGTTGCGTAAATAACGTATGCGCTGAGGTGGCCAAGTGCGCGTGCTGCTGACATACGCAATTCTAATTGCTCTTTGTATGATGCCAAGGTAGTAGCATCAGCAGGTGCATTAAGAACAAAAGCCTCAATGCCTTGGTAGATTTCCTGCAGCTCGATAAGAGGGATGGTTACAGTTTTAGTCATACGGCCTCCACTTGGTTGAGTAAGTCTTGCAACCACAATGGCTGCTGGTCTTTGCCTTTGTTGTACACAAGCGGCATGGTAGCAATTTTGCTAGCATAATAGCGACGATAGGATTCGACGTGGTCATCGCTTTTGAATTCATCGGGCATTGCCAGAGTAGGTGGAGACCACTTGGTAGGAAGCATGAGCATGGCCGGAGGGCACACTAACAATTCGGCGTGTAGTACATCATTGCTTTTGTGGCCATGGCCGTAGCGGTACTTGAATTCACGGCCGAGGAAGCGTGCAAGATCGCTGACCCAGTTGTAATGCAACCGTGATTCGCGAACCCAGACAGCTGAGGGGTGATTGGCATGCGTGGGGCGATAGGATACTTTGTCGCCATTGCCGTAGTGGTGATGCGCAGTTGCAAGCAGCTGGCAAGACTCGATAAGCATTTTGCCGACATGCTTGTCGCAATGCATAACTGCCGCAATGCTGGGCAGATGGTGTAAGAAAAAGATGTTCATACAATACCTTTCAATAATCAAAAAAACAGGAGAACTAGTAACGTGAGATTAAATTGTACAACAATTTTAGGGGCCGTGTGAGGTACCCCTAAAAATATTATGACAATGCCAAGAGGGCGTCAACTGTTTGTTGCTTAACATTCACACCGCCGCCGAACCAAGCATTGGCCAACCGAGCATCGCCGGTGCGAGCTGTTTCCCAATCCATCAACTGAGTCACGGCATTCAACGCGCCCCATGCTGTGCCTTTGGATGATTCCAACTCAGCGCCGATACCAGCGCCTTCGAAGAGAGCCAATGCTCTGGCTGCTGCGCGTGAAGGATTCTTTTCATCACCGCCGAGAATCTTGGTGAAGATGGCCTGTGCTTGTGTGGAGCCAACCTTGATGGAAGCCAAGAACTTGGCCGTTTGCTCGAACATGCGGAATGTTTCGTTGCTGTTGGCCAACTCGGCTTTAATAGCCTCGGGGCGGAAGATGGAGTTATGACGAACACTTACGTTGGCCTTGCCTTTTTGCTGCGCCAATTGCAAAGTGTTATTACATACAACACGTACGCTGGTGAGGCGAGCCTGAGTGGCCAGAGAGCCATCAGCGGAGCTGGCCAATAAGAGATATTGGTTAACCTTGTCACCGGCAATGTTGAACTCGCCATCCATCTTGGCGAGGGCCCAGTAATGCGCGCCATTGCGAAGAACACCGGCTGTTTCAAGGTGAGCAATATTGCCGACCATGTCGCGGAAGAATTCGAGGACCTCGATCGGCTGAACAATCTTGTACTGGCTAGACACCAAGCCGAGTGGCAAGTTGCTGTCTGTGCGGTACATAACTTTCTTGCCGTCGTAAGGCAAGGCCTGCGCCTTGAAGCCGTTCCACACACTGGCTGGTGGAGTGAACTGGACATCGGCGGTAGCCAATTGGAAGTCAAGGCCAGATTCCTCGGCCCATGTTTCAATGGTTGAGTCAGCAGTTAACTGCTGGCCAAGACCGTGCCAAGGAGTTTCACCAACGTAAGCCATTGCTGCCTTGCCGGAGATAGTGTTTGCGATTAAGTGTGCCATGATAAATACCTTTCAAAAGTCAGTTAAGTTACAGCAATCTGAAGTTTGTTGCTGTAAGTGAATTATATAGCTGTTCTCGTGATTGAAAACAGGTTTTTGCAATTATTTTCAACTTTTTTGCATTTATTTTTGAAAACTCGAGTATTCAAAAACTGCAGCGGTTAGTGCTTCTGTATACTTTTGTTTCTCGAGGTAACAGTTACTCAAAAGACCGAAAAGAAATACTTTTTACCGCCACTGCAGCTGATGTATATTACTTACCCCACCGTCTGCCGTACAGGGTAGATTTTTATTGATAAATTGGAACATTATGACTATTGACATTACGCATGGCCACCATTGGCCGAGCACCACCGCGCCTAATATAGCCTGCACACAGGCAAAAAGAAAGGATCTAGAGGTAAGTCTAGATCCTTATAAAGTAGGCAACTTGCAAAGAAAAGCACTATGTCATCAGGTTTTGCAGCACTAACAACACAGCCGACAGAATTATACACTAACTTCCTAGCGGCGAGGGCATTTGAGGACAAAGATATACAGGCGCTGGGCCTATCTTTGCTTGACCCCGAGGAATGTTACCAACTACTAGGCCACACTCGTGAGTGGAGCATCAAAAT